CGCGCGCATGGTGGAGCTGATGACGAACGCCGGCGACGCCGGCGCGACGCTCGACGCCGAGCAGAGCGAGGAGTACGACGGGCTTGAGCTCGAGGTCAAGAGCACCGACGCGCACTTGACGCGCCTGCGGGCCCTCGAGAAGACGCAGGCGGCCGCGGCCGTCCCCGTCCCGCTCACCACGAACGCCGCGCCGAACTATCGGCCGTCGGCGCTGCCACAAATCACCGTGCGGTCGACGGTCGCGCCGGGCACGGCGTTCGTGCGGTACGTCAAAACGATGGTGCAGGCCGGCGGCGACAGCTTCCGCGCGCTGGAGTACGCGAAGCAGTACCGGGACTCGACGCCCGAAGTCGAGTTATTGATTAAGGCGGCTGTGGCGCCCGGCACGACGACGGACGCGACCTGGGCCGGCGCCCTGGTCACCGTCTCGAACCTCACGAACGAATTTATTGAGTTGTCGCGGCCGGCGACGATCCTCGGCCGCATCCCCGGCCTGACGCAGGTCCCCTTCAATGTGTCGGTCCCGGTACAAAGCAGCGGCGGCACCTACAAATGGGTCGGCCAGGCGAAGGCCAAGCCGGTGGGGTCGCTCGGTTTCACGTCGGCGTCACTGGGGATGGCGAAGGCGGCCGGGATCATCGTGCTCACGGAGGAACTGGTCCGCAGTTCGTCGCCGTCGGCCGAGGCGATCGTCCGCAACGACATGATCAAGGGCATCGCGCAGTTCCTGGATACGCAGTTCACCGACCCGGCCGTCGCGGAAGTCACGAACGTCTCGCCGGCCTCGATCACCAACGGCGCCGGGACGGCCGCCTCCGCCGACAACGCCGGCACGGACCTCGGGACGATCGTCACGTACTTCTCGGGGAATAGCGTTCCGCTCGGCGGCCTGGTGATCATCATGAGCCAGACCAACGCCTTCGCGATGGGCTACAAGCGCGACGCGCTCGGGCAGATCATGTTCCCGAACGTCGGCCCGGACGGCGGCAACGCGAACGGCGTGACGATCATCGCCAGCAACGCGGTCGGCGACAAAGTGATCGGGCTCCAGCCGGAATACATCCTGCTCGCGGACGACGGCGGCGTGAAGATCGACGTGTCGCGCGAAGCCACGTTGCAGATGAACGACGCGCCCGTGAACCCGTCCGACCCGGCGACGACGGTCTGGACCAACATGTTCCAGGACAACCTCGTCGCGCTGCGGGCCGAGCGCTTCATCAACTGGAAGAAAGCGAAGAGCACGGCGGCGTACTACCTGACCGGCGCCGTCTACCCGCTCGTCTGAGGGCTGATGCTGCGGATCTTCGGCCTGACCATCTCCCGTGCCGCCCGCGCGCCGGTGAATCTCTCGCCGGCCGCGGCGCGGGGTGGGTGGTTCCCGCTCATCCGTGAGCCGTACATGGGCGCCTGGCAGAATAACGACGAGATCGCGGCGCCGACCGCGCTGTCGTACTTCGCCGTCTTCGGGTGCGTCACCTTGATCGCGACCGACATCGGTAAGCTGCACCTGCGGCTTGTCACGAATAACGGCGCCGGCATCTGGACCGAGGCCAGCAACCCCGCCTACTCGCCGGTGCTGCGCAAGCCGAACCGCTATCAGACGATCGTCAAGTTCGTCGAACAGTGGATCACGTCGAAGCTCGTCGCCGGGAACGCCTACGTGCTGAAGCAGCGTGACGAGCGCGGCGTCGTCGTCGCGTTGTATGTGCTCGACCCGTCCCGCGTGACGCCGCTGATCGCGCCCGATGGCGCCGTCTATTACGGCCTGAAGCGCGACAACCTGGTCGGCATTGCCGACGACCTGCCGCAGGGGCAAGACCTGGTTGTGCCGGCGCGCGAGATCATCCACGACCCGATGGTGACGCTCTTCCATCCGCTGGTTGGCGTGACGCCGCTCTATGCCTGCGGCCTCGCCGCGCAGCAGGGCCTGACGATCCAGACCAAGAGCGAACAGTTTTTCCGCGGCGGGTCGCACCCCGGCGGCGTGCTCACCGCGCCCGGGGAAATCGGCGAAGACCAGGCGCTGCGCATCAAGACCTACTGGGAAGAAAACTTCTCGGGCGCGAACATCGGCCGCGTCGCCGTCGTCGGCAAGGGCCTCAAGTACGAACCGATGACGGTGAGCGCCGCCGACGCGCAGCTGATTGAACAATTGAACTGGACCGCGAAGCAGGTCTGTACCTGCTTCCACGTCCCGCCGCAGCTGCTCGACCTGGACGACGCCGCGAGCGGGGACCTCGAGGCGCTGTGGATGAAATATCACTCGCAGTGCATCCAGTCCCTATTGACGAACTTCGAGACGTCGCTCGATGAAGGCCTCGAGCTCAAGGCGCCGTACGGGACCGAATTCAACATCGACGATTTGATCTGGATGGTGACGGCGACGAAGACCAAGGCCGCCGCGGAAGCCATCGGCGCCGGCGCGCTCTCCCCGGATGAGGCCCGCCAGAAATGGTTTGGCCTCGGCACCGTGAAGGGCGGCGACACGCCGTACATGCAGCAGCAGAACTACTCGCTGGCCGCGCTCGCCGAACGCGACGCCGATTCGCCGTTCTCGAAACCGGCGCCCGCCGCGCCCGCGGTGACGGCCCTCCCGCCGGCGCCCGTCGACGACGCCGCCGAGGAAAAACAGTTCATCGACACGCTGACTAAATCACTCGAGGGACTCCACCATGCGGCCTGAGGTCCTGGCGGAACATCTGGGGCAGACGATCCGGGGCCTGCTGGGCCCAATGGCGCTGAGGGTCGCCGAGCTCGAGGTGGGTGGTGGGCGCGTGGCCATCTCGCTCGACACCCTGCACGCCTCGCTCGGCGCCCTTGGCACGCGCCTCGAGGCGCTCGAGGTCCGCGCGCCGCTGCCGGGGCCGCCCGGCCCGCCCGGCCGTGATGGCCTCGACGGCAAGGACGGCCTCCCCGGCCTGCAGTACCTCGGGGTGCATGTCGCCGGCAAGACCTACGACCCGGGCGACGTCGTCACGGCGGGCGGCTCGGCCTGGCATTGCAGCCGCCCCACGACCGGCACCCCGGGCACGTCGGCCGACTGGCAGCTGATGGTGAAGCGCGGGCGCGATGCGCGCGGGGGCGACCGATGACGCTCGAGACCCTGGCCAACGCGAAGCTCCATCTCCACGTCACCGATCCGGCGCGCGATGCGGAAGTGACGCTGCTGCTCGAACACGCGAGCGCGTTGATTTACGACTACATCGGCACGCGCGCCGATCCGGCCTGGGATGAGACGACCGCGCCCGACGTCGTCCAGGCCGCGACGCTCAAGATGCTGGGTTACCTGTGGGCGCACCGCGGCGACGATGTCGTCGTCGTGCCCGACGAACATATCTGGGAGGGGATCTCGCTGCTGCTGATGCGGACGCGCGATCCGGCCCTCGCATGAGCATCGGCGAGACGCGGCACCTCGTGACGTTCCAGGACCCCGGCCCGCCCGTCTCCGACGGCGACGGCGGCGCCACGTTTACGTGGACGGACCTGGCGCCGGCGACGTGGTACGTCAGCGTCGATCCGGCGGCGGTCACCGACCAGGAGCGCCTCGCCGCCGACAGCGTCATCACGAAAGACGTGGTGCTGGTCCGCGGGGCCTATCACCCCGGCGTCTCGACGGCGACGCGGATGCTCTTCAACGGGCGCACCTATGCGGTCGCCGGCGTCCGCAATGCCGACGCGCGCGGGATCGCGATGGAAGTCTTAGCGGTGGAGACATGAGCGCGCGCCTGACCTTCGTCGGCCTCGCGGGCCTCCGCGACGCGTTCAAACGGCTCCCGGCCGAGCTCAAGGCGGAAGCCGTCACGCTCGTGCGCGATTCGGCGACGCAGGCGCAGCGCGCGATCGTCGCGCAGTACCCCGCCGGGAAGACGGGGCAGCTCCGCGCCCAGGTGCAGGTGGTGTCGATTCCCGCCGCCACCTACGGCACCGCCGCCGCGGTCAAGAGCCAGGCGCGCTACGCGCGGTTCTTTGAAGAGGGCACGCGCGTGCGCCAAACGAAAAACGGCTGGAATCGGGGCCGGATGCCGGCCGCGAACGTGCTGGTGCCGACCATGATCCGGGTCCGCGCCGCGCTCTACCGGGATCTGGCGGACGTGATCCGGCGGGCCGGGTTCGAGGTCCGCCTGTCGTGAGCAACTCCAACGAGGTCCTCGTCGCGGTGATGGCCGCGCTCGCCGCCGACGCGGCGCTGCTGGCGCTGATGCCCGGCGGGGTGTTCTTCGGGATGAGCCAGGGGCCGGCGACGCAGTTTGTGGTCGTGACGCTCGAGACGCACGAGGACTCGTACCAATTCGGCGGGCCGGCCTTCGAGCGCTTCGTACTGCGCGTCGCCGCGGTCGAGCAGGCCGCCGCGGATCTGAATGGCGACGCCGCCCAGGCCCGCATCTACGAGCTCCTGCAGGACGTCCTGCTAACGATCGCCGGCTATGACCACACGCTGACGCGGCGGGTTGGGTTCGTGCGGGAGATCCAGCTCGACGACGTCGACCGCGCGAACCGCTGGCAGCACCGCGGCGGCCGCTACGAAGTGATCGTCACGCCGGCCCCCGAGGTCGCGCGGCAGGTTCCCGATGACCAGGTGTTCTCAGAAACGGAGTGAGTGATGGCGCGCATACATGGCAACCGCGGACAAATCTTGATGGACCCGACCGGCGGCGCGACCGTCGTGGAGGTCGCGAGTATCAACGCATTCACGCTCGAGATGACGAGAGATTTCGTGGACGTAACTTGCTTCGGCGACACAGAGAAGCAGTCCGTGGCTGGGTTGAGGGACATAGGGGGCTCGTACAAGGGATGCTACGACAAGGCCTCCTACATGGTGATCTTCGATGCCATTGGTGGCGCGGTTGCGGTGATGTTGCACCTGGTGCCGGATCTGGTTGATCCCACGTACCTCTGGAAGGGCCTGGCGTATCTCGACGGGTCGATCGATTGCAGCGCGAGTGGCGCGGTGACGCACGAAGGCAAGTTCAAGGGCGCCGGCCCGTGGGTGATGGAGCCCTAGTCGGACGATGCTGCGCGGTGTCGTCGGGATCGTGAAGTGGAGTTATTACCGCGCCGCGGTGATCGAAGGCTACCGGGTCGTGCGGCGCGAGCAGCCCCACCACGACAAATGGGCCCTGACTGCGACCGTGGTGATGGCCGATGCGTTCAAGTTGACGCAACGGCCCCTGCTGTTTGAAGCGCCCTACCAGGGCGGCGTGTGGCGCTGGCCGATCGAGGCGTTTGATCTCGTGAATGGAAAGCTGACGGCCCAGCTCGGCCGCCTAGAAGGGGAGGGGACGTGGACTCGCGTTTTATCCGGCCAGACGTCCGCACGCTGACGATCAGCCACGGCGACACGCTAGTGGTCCGCGCCCGGCTCACCGCCGGCGAACGCCGCGCGCGCGTCGCGCGCAAGTATCTGGCGGGCGTGGACGGCAAATTTACCGTCAACCCGATGCAAGTCGGCCTCTCGACGATCACGGCGTACCTGCTCGACTGGTCCCTGCGCGATCACGACGGGCAGACCGTGGCGATCCGCGACGTCCCGCTCGCCGCGCTCGAGCAGACGCTCGACCAGCTCGCCGCCGAGGACTTCGACGAGATCCGGCAGGCGATCGACGCGCACGAGGCGGCGATGGACGCGGAACGCGCGGCCGAAAAAAAAACCCGACCTGGCGTAGTCATGTCCTTAGTGACCTCAAGCTCGCCGCCCACTGCGGCTGGCGCTACGAGTGGGTCCGTGACCTCGACGCTGACGTCTATGAGCTCCTGATCGAGATGGTCACCCATGAAGCGAGCTAACTAGATGGCGGTCACGGGCGTCCTCCAGGCGGACTTCTCCGCGTTCTACACCGCGGCGCAGAAGGCGGAAGTGTCGCTCAAGGGGCTCGAGGGCGGCGCCGTCAAGGTCGAGGCCTCCCTCAATGAGATGGGCACCGCCCCCGTGGGGCCGATCAATACGCTCCACGGGTCCATTACCCAGGTGGATCAGATGCTCGCGTCGGCGGGCATCAATGTCGGCAAGTACACCTCGGGCCTCGGCGAGATGGCCGCGATGGCCGGCAAGACCGCCAGTCAAATCGGGGTCATGGCGACCGGGGCCGCGATCTTCGCCGCGGGGATGACGGGCTGGAAGATCGGCACCTGGATCGGCGAGACCACCGGCTGGACGGACGCGATTCAAAAGAACATCGAGGCGTGGATGGGATGGTCGGCCGCCGCCACCGGCACGGCGGCGCAGACGCGAGAATTTGTCCAGGACATCCAGGACCAGAACGACGCCTATGCGGTCTCGTCGGAACGGCTCGCCGCCGCTCAGCAGAATGTCCGCGGCCTGTCCGCGGCCACGATCGACGCGATCGCGATTGCCCAGAAGAACCACGCGACGACGGAGCAGATCACCAAAGCGTTTGGGGTCACGGCCGATGGCCTGCGGGTGCTGGGTGAGCGGCAGAAGCTCGCCGGCCAGGCGGCCGACGTCCATACCAAGGCCCTCGAGCAGCAACGCGCCGAGGCGGCCGCCCTCGACAAGACGTACGAGAAGTTGATGAGCGACGTCTCGAACGCCAACCAGCTCGCCATCATGGAAGCGGATCGCGCGGCGATGGTCACGGCGGAGATGAAGAAGAAGAACGACGCCGCGGCCAACTGGATCGCGGCCAACGTGAAAGCGACGGCGGCGGTCGAAGCGACGGCGGCGGCGGAAGCCGCATACCTCACCGAACAAGACGCGCTGACCGCCGCGACCGATGCGCTCGCCCAGGCCCATACGGCGGGCGGGGCCGCGGCGGCCGCGTCGACCGCCGTGGCCGTGCAGGGCTACGCCGGGGTCGCGCAGCAGGTGCAGATCACGGGCGACGCCATCAAGGAGTGGATCAACCTGATGAAGTACAGCGCGCAGGTGAATGCGATCCTGAATCAGAACTCGCTCTTCACGACGCAGTCCCAACTCGACCAGATCGCGAACCTTGGGAAGCTGGGCGGCGGCGGGGGCGGGCACACGTTCCACAACACCTACAACATCGTCGACACCGAGAGCAACATCGCCAAGCGCGTGAGCGACAACATCATGCAGACCGTCCGCGCCGGGACGCAGGTAGGAACGGCATAACCCCATGGCCTCCGCCACTGACTATCTCGAAAACCAACTCATCGATCACCTGTTCCGCGCGACGATCTTCCCCAAGCCGTCCTGGTTCTCGGTCGGGCTGTTCACGGCCGCGCCCAGTGAGGCCGGCGGCGTGACGGAACCCGCGGCCGGCAGCTATGCCCGCGTGATCTACCCCGTCGGCAACAACGACTGGCTGGCGACGCAGGGCGGCACCGGCACGAGCAGTGGGACCGGCGGCCTGACCCGGACGGCCGCCGCGATCACGTTTCCCGCGCCGACCGCCGACTGGGGGACGGTGACCCATCTGGGGGTGTTCGATCATGGGGGCAACCTGCTGCTACAGGGGCCGCTCGCGGTCCCGCGGACGATCCGGGCGGGGGACCCGGCGCCGGTGATCGTGGCCGGCGACCTCACGGTGATGGTGTCCTGATGGCCTTCGACGCCCACGCCAATCTCGCGATCACCGCCGTCGCGACGCCGCCCAGCCCGGCGAGCTCCGGGACGACGCTGGTCGTCACGGCCGGCCACGGCGCCCGCTTTCCCGCCGCCCCGTTCAATTGCACGGTGTGGCCGGCGACCGAGATCCCGAACCCCGCGACCGCGGAGATCGTGCGCGTCACGGCGCGCAGTACCGACACGCTGACGATCGCCCGGTCGCAGGAGAGCACCAGCGCCCGGACG